AATCTTGAGCGTCTATTACCGCACTCCCGGAAGCATTTAGCCCAACTATCAAACCATCAGTATCAGCAGTCCCATGCCCATCGGTAGAAATGTGCATATATACTGCTGTTTCCGCTGCCGCTTCATTTATCTTGAATTTATGACCGAAAGCCTGTGTTCCGGTTGTAACCCCCACTTGACTGTCAAATACGAAAATAGATTCATCCTCTAGAAACGTGATCACCCCGTCTGAGGTTTCACCGTTGAAGGTTAGGGTGTAATCAACTCCGGCTGCACCAGCACCGATAGTTACATTTTGCTTTAATAGTACCGCTGATGCTTGAAACTCAGCTATATCACCCGTACCCGTACCACCTATGTGTAATATCTCAGCCCCAGCATCCAGAAAGAGGAAGTGAGAATCTGCACCAGACTCATGCCTGAAATCACCTGCGCTAGAACTTAAAGAGTTTCCGTGGTATAACTGCCCTATATCAGCATCACCCGAAACATCTAAATTACCTGTTATATTGTATGACATAATTAACTCGGTGTATACGTGTAAAGGTCCAAACTCTTATGGGTTATATGCCCAAACCATTCAGTAGTGTTTGAGGCCTCTCCTGTTATTCTTAATCTTGCTGTTCCACTAGAGTAATCCATTGCCGCATCAAGCGTAGAATCTCCTGTGAAATCCTTAGTCAATTCAATAGCCCCGGTGTCCCCACCTGTAGATTGCCATATCTTATACCTTAAATGAAAAACAGTTACACTCCCACCAGTTGAATCATTTGCAATACAATCAGCCTCTACTATATACGAATACCCAGCCGTTACAGTAAAAGAATCTAACGTGGTAACAGTTGCGTCTGTGGTTCTAGCAAATACAGGCTTACGGCTAACAATCCCCTCGGTTGTTCTGGTTCCATCGGTTGAGTTTTTCCAAAGGGTTATATTCCCATCAGAATCAGCTATTAGATCCGTTCCATCATCTTGAATGAAAGAGCTAGTGTCGTTAAAATAAAGCTTTTCGGTAGAGTCTATTAATACATCATCTGAGAATTTGAAGTAATCTTCATCCTCCATCCAAGTGATCACCCCGTCTGAAGTTTCCCCATCGAAGGTTAGGGTATAGTCTACTCCGGCTGCACCTACGCCAACAGTAAGGTTTGTGCCCGTGACAACATCAGCACCATCAGCTAATATTATATGGTTCCCACTTAACCCAGCCTGAATAATAAGGTTTCTTATTGTTCCTGTACCTGTGTTGCCTGTTGAAATATGATAGTTAGTATTGGCTGAATCCCATCCCATCTGTAACACTTCTGTATTGGTTGGGTATGTGCCAACAGTGCCTTGGCCAAAAATTTCTATTCTATTAGCATCTGTTTTATCGCCATCAGCAGAGAATAACCCCAATACAGCAGCCACCCCTGATTCAGTTTCGTAAGCCATTCCTGCACCACCAGCACGAAGACTATGATTTGTATTGGTTACATATATTAGGGGTGCTCTTATGGTGTCAGCAAACTGGAAATAATCTTCATCTTCCATCCATGTGATCACGCCGTCATTGGTTTCACCATCAAAGGTTAATGTGAAATCTGTGGCGGCTGTGCCATCGCCTATAGTTAGGTTTTTATGAATAGTTGTATTTCCTGATGTTTTTGCAACAGAAAGTCTGTATCCCGCTGCTGTAGCATCATACAAATGAAATCCACTTGGAGATGTGTCTGTGCCAATAAACCATGTGTTTGTTGGAGCACCTGTTTGGATAAAGCCTATTCTAGCTGTAGTATTCTCAATATCAATATCGTAAGCAGCAGAAGCGACAGAGCCTATTTCTAAATTAGTATCCACCCTTACTGTGTCTGCAAACTGAAACCTATCCTCATCCTCCATCCAGGTGAGAACGCCGTCTGAGGTTTCTCCGTTGAAAGTAAGCGCATAATCTACACCAGCGGCCCCAACACCTAATGTTAAGGCTGTTGTGATAACCACTGAATCAGGTAAGCCTATTGTAATTGTCTGACTACCCGCACTTGTTTCAATCTCATTTGCTGTGCCGGCTAGGGTGAACGTCTGAGAGTCTAAATCCACCGCTCCCGTACCAGAGTCACCCGCAAAGTCTAAATCTTGTGCGGTTACCTGGGCATCAACATAAGCCTTAATACTTTCTGAACTAGCCGCTAAACTGGAACTTGCTGTTGCAAAAGAATCATCGTCTATCATTCCTGATATTGTGGTAGTCGCTCCAATATTAATACTGTTTGCTATAACAGTTCCGGTGAATGTCGGGCTTACGCTCATTGCATTATTACCTGTGCCAGTATTACTAATGCTGGTTAAAAGGCCGCTAGCGTCTGTCTGAACATCCTTTGAGGGATCTAAAGGGGCATCAGGGGGGGTTGTAGTAGCAGCCTCTAAACTATCAAAAAACATCATCCAAGGGTAAGTAGGGTGATCTATACCGTTTATATTCTCAAAAAACTGGTGTTCTTTTGGGGCTATCTCACTCAATAAAAGCCCCCATTAAGTTGAACTTAGTAGGCTCTGAATAGGTAATCTCCCACACTCTTTCCCTTGCTTGGCCTAGTCTGTTTCTTCTGACTCTTGTTGAATATTTACCAATTGCCCCAACATCCATCTGGTATTTGTCTGACCATGTGTGACCGCCATCATTTGACCATCTAATCATTACTATAGGGGCTGAACCCTGACCCGTTGCAAGTCCTACACCACGCTCAATATCTAACTCAAAGGACTTGTAATAAACCCTCTCCCTTGCGTTCCATACTGTTGGTGAAGTTCTGTTTCTTATAATAGTCTGAGTGTTATCGGTGTAAGTAGTTTGTTCGGCTGTGTACAAGTCATTAGTCGCCCAATCACCTAAGACGTTCTTATTATTAAAGAAAGCTGCTACTCTTGCTCTGTGGCGTTCATCTACTGAGGTATTGGGATTTCGGTAAAGTTTTTCATGCCAAATAGGTTGACCCATTATCCTTGATACTGTCTCATCATACACCCATGTTTTGTTTTCACTGGGGAAAGTAACCTGATAGAAACTGTGTCCGTCCTGCTGGAATGTTAAACCCTCTGCATCACTTGTGGTAGTGTAACCATGAATAGCTCTTTCAATAGGAATCGTGGAAATCTCAACAGCCTCAAATCCTTGTGAACGGTAAATCTTACCAAATCCTGAAGCGTTACCACCTACCCAATATATACTTGAACCATCACTTGTTAGAGAATCAGGAGCATGTAAACCGATCTGCCTCTCTGTTCCGGCTATTCTTAAAAATCTATTAGTTGAATTACCTGTGTGGCGGTGTATTTCATAGCCTTGTGTACCGAATAACCAAATCTTACCATCATTGATTATCAAGCCAGTAATATGGTCTGTTGTGCTTTCTTTCGTTAAAGTCTGAGTTGACACCCATTCTGTAGGTTCTTCCAAATTGGAATAGTAAGCAAACAACGTCCCTGGTTTATTTACAATGAAATATCCATCTATAACCCCACAGAAACTACCGCCAGGATAATCAGTGTCGGTTATCTGAGTAGTGGTATCTGTAGTGATATTATATGTATATGCGTTTGTTGTACCGTCTGCTATTAAAATAGCCGTTTCACCTGCACTTACAGTTGTTCGGGTTCCACTTGCTTGAGTATCAGCAAAGCGTACTATTGTGCTTTCATTTGGCCCGCTTCCTGTCGAAAGAGTAAACTGGTTAGTAGGCGTTCCGGCTGTACTGACTGTTTGAACCTGTGGCCCCATTACAGCAAAGAAAGTACCTGTTGAAGCTAAGTATAAACTCCTTATCTGTTGCGCTCCGTTTAGGCTTGCAAATGAAAGCAAGCCGTGAGTAGGACGGAGAGACTTCTGTACTTTTGCACCAGAATCAACATACGCCTCAAGGTACATGTTTACACACCTCTGGGCTGAAATATCCAGAGAGTCCATTAAATAGCTTTCGCCTATGAAATCAATTGGCATCATCCTGAAAATAATCTCCCGTAAAATCTTGATCTACCAACCGCCCTTCTAATTGGGTTAGCCATTGTCTTTTTCTGCTGCCTGTTAATTCGTTTAATCCATGCTTTTGATTCTCTGGCTTTTTCTTTAACTTCTCCAAGTATCATTGGGTCAATTTTATATTCAGGGGAAATTTCAACAGCTAAAATCCTTTTGAGGGCTTTGATATAACCGGGGGCCAAATCAACAGAAGTTGCAAGCGTAGCTATACTGGAAATAGTTGCCAATGCCTCTAAATAAAGCGTATATGTTGTGCTTGGCTCTGGATAAAGGTTTACTACTCCCAAAGGATATTCGGCTCGATAATAAAGTAAATATGGGTAGCTAGTTTCTGATGTTTTGTAGACCTTTTCATTATACTCATCCATCCCACAAAGCCTGATAGGAATATCAATATTGCTTGAATCTCTTATCCATGCCTTCTCAATTCTAACCGGCCTTGTCGAGTTATCCCCACCTGAACCAAAAGTATAAGTAGCTTGTGAGGCTACCAGTGTTTGACTTAATTGAACAGTATTGGTCTGCATTAGAGGTTCTAAGCTCCACCCATCCAGAATATCATTCATATAGATTAAAGCGTCTGCACCCTCTGATGCCCCTAGAGACTCCCCCGCTTCCTTGACACCAAGGGATCTCAAAGAGGAAAGTATAATTGCGCTTGCTGTTTCTGCCATAATTACCTCAAGTTGCGTCGTTTATTAAGCCCATTGTATCAAGAGCATCTAAAAGAACATCAATTGCAATGCCTTCTGAATCAAAACCCTCTACAGTTGGTTGGGTAATTGGGGTTGTACCATAAAACCCTAAAGGCTGCGTTGTGCTCTTACCTGCTTGGGTTCCTTGTGGCCTGCCATCACTGACTATCTGTATACTTGCTGCATGTGAACTTGTCATACATCCCCCTATGGTGAAACTGAGTTGTTAATGATTAGACCTAAGTCTGCCAACGCCACACATAAATTATATCCGGTAACACTAGCCCAAGTCCCCTCCACAGTTGGTTTTACAATTGGTGTAGCACCATGAAAAGAAATCTTATCTGTCACACTCTTTCCAAACATGATCCCACCCGTTCCACCGTCATTCTTTTGATTTACTCCTGCTATATTTGTATTAGCCATTATTGTGCCGTTGTTTCGTCTATTATTAAACCTAAATCAACAAGTGCCGTTAAAAGGGAAACCGTAACAGCCTCTTCAGTACCAAGCCTGATGCCTGTTACAGTTTGCTTTGCAACAGGTGTAGCACCATAGAAACCAAGTTTCTCCAATGCACTCCTTGCCATTGTAGCCCCATCAGGATTACCATAGCTTAACTGCTTGATGCTTGCTTTGTTAGAGTTTGCCACTTAACCTTGCCTCTTGATTTCTTTTACGTGTAGCTGCTGCTTTCTGACCTCTGGTTAATCCTTCAGTATTCGTTTTAATTGTTTCTTTAATAGTCTCGCTCTGCGTATCTGTATCTTGTGGCTTAACCACGTTAATAGTTTTCTCATTAGCTTCTTCATCTAATACCGCCTGTGCTGCGGCTCTGGCTTCTGCCTTTAATTCGGCTCTAGCTTCTGCCATTGCCATCTCTTTAGCTTTCTCATCCACCTCTTCGTGTTCTACTATAGGACGGACTCTAAGCACCTCTTTATCTGTTCCCTTCTGGAGTTTGTTTATTTCTGGATCACGGTGCCTTTCGTATCCCTTTAACCCTGCATTGTATTCTTCCAGTTCATTGTGAACCCGAATCCGTTCACCCTGTCCTATTACTAAACTTCTTGGATACTGTCTCATGTTGTCTCCTTTTGTAGAATTACTCTTATTTCTGCGGGTGCTGTCTCTGTATGTACTACCGCCCACGGTTTAGGTTTGTAAACTTGGTACGCGTCTGTTTTTGGGTCAAAATACCAAAACATAGCATGGTTAAATTCTATCATGTGAGTAGGGTCCATCTTGTAAGCTATTCCTATCGGAACTCTAATATCCATCCCTCCACCTACTTGAGTAACCCTCCATGCCTCATTCATTACTTCAAATATTTTCCACGGCTTAATATGCTCCAAAACGTGTGAAGCATTAATTGAATAAAATTGACAGTCATCAAAAGGCCAAGGAACATCCTCAATATCATGAACATAATCAACCCCATCAAGTATGCGGTTATCCATTCCAATAAACCCTTTACGCTTTTTATCACTGCATCCTATGTCAAGATTCATTTTATTGGTTTTAACTAACATTATTATATTGCCTCTCAATCTCTGGTAATAGGCCTATTCTTAAACTCTTTTCCTTTAACCCCTTAAGGTATTTAAAATAATTCCCTCTATAGTTCTTTCGCCCTTCATAGTGATCTACATTCATATTAGGATAACACCACACATCAATCCCCGCTGACTGACACAATGAACAGAAATAATAATCCTCTGTCTGGTATGCCTCATGGTGGTATTCACATTTATAAAACGAATATCCCGGAGTCGTACCTAATACCGTTTTCATTGATGGGTATTTTTCAATTAATTTCTCGAATACACTTCTTTTTTGTAGCGTAATAGCCCCGCCAATCATTCTCATCTTTACCAAAACATCTTCCTGAGTTTTTCCCAACTCCCCCTTAACGGTTCCATTTTCATCTACACATTCTAGACCTGCATACTCTTCTTTTTCAAGTTTCTTTCTACCTATACCTGCAATAAATTCCTTGTCCTTAAGTAACATCTTTAAAATATCTTCTGCCTCCCATCCCATATCTGAATCAATCTGTAATAAATGAGTGTATTCTCCTTCAAGAAATTGTGCTGCAAAAAGGTTCCTTGAAAGGTCTATAAAACAACTATTCTGGGGTTTTCCTATTACTACAGGAATATCTAGCATAGTCAATAATAAAACAGTCTCCACCAAGGAAATAGCGTATTCATGTGTGACTTTACTATCAAGAGTAGGGGTATTAATTAATAAACATACCTTACCCCGCAAAGATTCATACTTTACTGTGTTTTTTAAGTCAGTAAGATCGGGGGCTTTTACACCCCCGAAATCGCCTATCCTCAAGTAGAAAACCCAAAGCTGGCAAGGATTTGTGCATTGACGTTTGCCAATGATGCTGCCCCGATAGCTATTGAGTGAATACTTGCCACCAAAGCCGATCCTGATGTAGTTGGATCAATCTCCGGTGCTGCTGTACCTGCTGTTTGCTGTGTTATTGGAGTTCCCCCCAAAAACGAAATCAAGTCAGTTGAAGCGGTTCCCATCCGTGTGCCAGAGGGTCCACCATCACCTAACTCTTGTATTCCTGCTTTGTTTGAATTAGCCATTATATGACTCCTTTTAAGTTAAGTGTTTATGCTGGAATGGAAAGTCTACAACCCCAACGGTCAATTACAGTTGTAACTCCAAAAAGCACATCAATCCTCATGCTGGAAACAGAATTTACCATGTCGAATCCTTTTATGATTCTCATAGAAACCCCATCCTCAACCCGGCGTTGCGCCCAAGCTGCTTCCTCTGGTAAATCCAGATCACAGAAACCTACTGCATAAGCTCCAGGTGCAAAGGCAAGGCCCTGCTTAGTAGAACTTGAAGCGGTGTTTGTGAATACTAGATCATCAGCATCAGCAGGCAGACTATCAACATTCTGATAGGGGCCAGTTGAAATGATTGCCGGAGAAATGTTAATGGTTACAGTTCCACCTGCTGAATCAGCGGTAACAACAAATTTCTTTAATTTCCCTGTGGAAACCTTAGTATTTGCATCTACTGCGAAAACAGAGTCAATGGTGAAAGTATCTCCTTTTTTTATTGTTCCGGTTCCGGTATCTATATCCAGGGTGGTTGCACCACTTGAAGGTACAGTAGCAACATCATAAGAAGTGTTAAATCCACCTGCTGTATGGGTAGAAACATTAGTAGTCTGACCAATGTCATATCCATAGTAAGGTGCACTGATGATACCATCTTTGTACTGCTGGCTGATTACCTGAGAGTTGTTGAATAATGCACTAGAATCCTGAACCAAGTCAGCACACGCTTGTGGCGTGATAATGAGCTTTCGTCCATCTCTAGGTGCAAGTCCTTCATCAAGTATAACACCAGAATTAGTCACATCTACCCTGTCCAAATTGGTAACAGGTAAAGCGACTTGCTGGGCTGTACCATCAGAGGCAACATCCATACAGTATGAATCCACTTTAGCAGCCAAGGCAGCCATAGCGGGTTTAATTTTCCTGTCTGCAAAACCGTCAATGTCTTGAGTCAATTCAGGAGAAGAATATTTAATGTCCACACCACGAATAACTGAACGGGTAAGTGTAACATTCTTTTCTTCCACATCCTGAATATCCTGGACAATGGTTTCACGAACAGAATACTCTTGAGGTACTTCCAGGCGAATTGCTTCACCGGCTTTGCTTCCTTTGAACTGGTAGGTGTCATCATAAGACGGCTTACATGAGTTCACGAAAATTGTATTATTTCTAAAGTGCCTGTTGGCTTCCTTAAAAATAAGATCATTGGTTAAATTTGTATTAGCCATTTCTAGCTCCTTTACACAGCATAAGCTATGCGTTAAATGTTGAGCGACTAGAAGCGACTGATTAAAGTCGGGGCCGTTAAGCCTTGAGCGTCACGTTATGCAAAACCGTTTTTCTTACGGTTCCAATCATACTGATTCAAACTTGCATCAGCAGTTACTGTCTGTGCGCTACCTTTAGTGGGTTCTGCCACTCCGGGTGCGGTGCTTTTTGTCTTGAGTGGTTTGGCCTCCACTCTTGCTTCGATCTTTCCCATAGCGTATGCCTGTTCGGCTGGCGATAATCTGACTAGCTGGGCCAGTTCATCGGGGTTATTACCTAAGTAATTAACCATTGCTGTGCCATATTTATTTGATCGATAAATTGAACTTCTTATTTCACGGGCATCAATTCCCATCTGCTGGGCATCGTTTACCGCTTGATCTACTGCTCTTTCTGATTGAGCATAGTTTTCAAATTCTTTGATGGCTTTGGGTTTCTTGGAAAGGTAATCATCTAATTGCTGATCTTCCTTGTCTTGTTGCGCCCTCTGCCAATTTTCCTGATTTATTTTTTGTGTCTGATCTGCCCTGATTTTTGCTTCTTGCTGTCCTGTCCATTGCGCTTTGTCTCTTGTGTATTTTTCATTGTCTGAGTAATCATCTGCATCTGGTTCTGACTTAATCTCTACAGCTTTCTTGAGTTCTGCGTTTTCTGCCCTTAGTCTCTCAGCTTCCTGCTCTGCTTGAGTTGCTTTGCGGGTATACCGATTAATGGACTTCTGTACCTTTCTAGAGTATTTCTCCTGTGCTTCTTCAGGAGTTACCGTTTCGGGTGCAGTATTTTCAGCCACTTCTTCACCAGCTATCGGTGTGGTGGGTTCGTTTTCTAACTCTTCCTGTGCTGTTTCTTCCATGTTGTCTCCTATTTGGTGAATGATACTCCTATATGAACGTCTGTAGTGGTTGTCCCTGTATCCTCTACGTTCTTCACTGGTGCTACAAAATGCCACATTCCTGCTATTAAAGCCGGTAGTGTCTCATTAGTCCCATCATAATAAATAACCTTTACTGGAGAACTTACACCCACCATTATCATATTTGTGTAGTATCCTTTTATAATAGCGTTACCCACTCCACTGTTGGTTACAGCGGCATCATCTGCCAAAGTGCAGACTTGTGACATCTTGGGGGCAAAATTGTTGGTGGTAATGTTCATTTGTGTGGCCATGATTTCTCCTTATGCTTCATGCGCTGAAATTATTGCTAAAATTAATCCAATATCTTCCTCATCCCGAATCTTATCTTGTATGGTTGGCGTAAATTCATCATGACTTACTGGTACTAACTCCCTTAATGGTACCTCTATTGCTTCAGGTAAATCAATTGTTTCTGGTAATATACCTTTTTCTAGTACTTCAGGGGTAACTATTTCATCTACAATACCCATTCGGGCTTTGCCGTAAGCCTCTAATCCGTCAATTTCTGCCTGTGTGAGCTTCTTGGTTCTAACTTTCTTAGCTGCTCCCACCTCATCAAGCACTCCAGGTCCAAAATAACTAGGCCCGTAATAAGTAGCTCCGAAATAGCCGTGACCAAACATTAGGTTAAATCCAGGGTTATGCTTGTCCTATTACCATTCTTGTCTGTGGTTGCTGTAATTCTGGGCTTACTGTCTGCTAAATCCCTGTAAACAGGACTTAAGGGTAAACCAGCCGCCTTTGCACCCAATGCACTTGCGAATAACCGCATTAATTCCTTAGCCTGAAAACTGTTATCAAGTATCTCTTTCCAAACAAATTGCGCAATTTTTGAAGCATCCTGATCGCTAATAATTGAACTATCACCAGAGTTATAACCAGCCCTGACAATATCAGCAATAGTGCCAAACGAACCATATCCCCTCCCTACTATTGTCGCTATGCTCATGTAGCCCTAGTCGTTGAAGTTGGACTTGTAGCATCGTCAAGCGTGAATGTGGCTGCTGAAGTGCTTCCATCCAGCTTTTTAACCGTTCTGGTAGTGCTGGAAATTGCAAACTCATGTAAACTCTGCTGAATCAAGAATATAGCCTGTGCCAGTGTCGGAGCCGTACCGTCTGCTGCATAAGCCTCTGTCATCTGTGTAGTCAGAATACCGGCAACAGTTATTGCATCTGTATTGGTTGTTACAGTATCACATAACTGAATATCCGTTGCGCTTAAATCTAGTGCGGTTGTAGGGTTTTCTACGTTTGCCCAATCAATTCCTATATTCCCTGTGGCTGTAGTATTTAGGTTATTAGGAACTTTTGAGGCTAAAACAGAGGCAAGAGCAGCCGAATCGGTTCCTCTCATGAACCTGTTCTCAATACTAAATTCTGCTACCACATACCCCACTACACTAACTCCACCTACTGTTCCGGTCGTTATAACTACCTGATAATCATTCCCTACTGCATAAAAGGCATCTGCTGAAAGATCAATCAGCACGTTATTCATGCCCACTACTGAATCAAAATCTACTGTTAGAGTTATACCCGCTGTACTCTGGGTGGTTCCATTGGCTTTATAAACACTTATAGCAGGTGTTCCAGCTAAAACCGTACTTGCACCAGTTGATCCCGTTGTGGTGAACTTGGTGTTAAGGGTTGCGTAATCCTCTGCAAAATCGCCGATATAACTCATATTAATCTCCTAATACTAATCTGTTTCTTTTTGTTGAAAGTAACCCACCAAAACCACCCGCTACCGGCTCTAAATAACACCCATTCGGGTTTGTACCACCGTATGATGTGCCTGTTATATCTGTCGTGTTTGCTGCTATTGTCGGAGCCTTACCACCGTCTTTGATATTACTCGTGGACTTAGGGTGCATGAAATTAGAGTCGGTATCTGTTGTTGACTCAACTTCATCAGCCTCTGTTAAGCTTATTAAGTTATTCGCTTGAGTAGCAAAGTCATCCGCTGTGGCATCTACACTAGCATTGTTATTTCCTGTTTCACTGACTGAGGTTCCAATATTAAAATCAGTCGTATTTGTGAAAGCCACGTTATTTGTGTACACACCAGCATCGCCAGCCTGTATATTAATACCAGACGTGCACCCTCTTATGGTGGTGTTTTCTACAGTTAAAACATTCGTATTAGTGCTATCTGAAACCCAAAACCCGTTTGTACAATCAAATATCAAATTACTCCAAATCTGATCGCCTGTAGTGGTTTTGTTTATTGTCCTTATCCCGGCGGATGTAAAACCACCGCCATCTATAATCAAATGGTGCATGTCAATTTTATTTGAATCTGTTGTGGATTGAACCAGCCCCTGTGTACTATTGCCAGCATTAATCAATCGTGTTAAGGTTATGGTATCAATTTCAATATTTGCCGGGTTCGTTTCTGCGATAATAAAGCCTGAGTTAGCCACATTGAAATTAACATTCCATCCAGCACCCGTTACCCCAGCGTGGTCGGTGTCTGTTGTGATTCTGAAATCATTACTATCAGCGTTATGAGACAAAAATACGAAGGCAGTCTCCGTCATATCACTTATTGCAATCCCTCTCAATGTGCCTGTTTGTGTACCAATATCAGCATCAAAGGCCGTGAAATTAGCGTAATCGCCAGCAGTACCTACATTATAATCACCTGAAGTTACAGCTTTTAAATCCTCATCTCGGGCTATCTTTGACCAATCAGTATCAATAGACCGTTTAACCTTATCAATAAAATTTATACCCGTTCCATCGATAACAGGCATAGCATCAGGGCCATGTATTTTGTTCTTTAAATCCGAAACATTCAAGGAGTTTATAAGTAATGCTTCATCAAACATGTATTTTCTTTTTCTGATAATATCTTCTCCGCTTAACTCTGGGAGAACGATTTCCTTTACCCATTCACTGTGACTTCTGTCTATTACCATGTGCATGAAAGCCTGAGACTGCAATTTATTAGGGTCAAGCGTAAATTCGCCCATTGTAACTTCATCCCACCAGAAGGTAGGCATAAGGTTCTTTACCCCTATATTCTTTTGAAAGGGGTTGTACTGGTCGTTACGCTTTAAGCAGAGGATTAATCGGTTCATTTTTTACGTGTAGCCTCAAAAATTATACCCCAAATTGAGCTAATCTTACCCATTACAGCGTCATCTTTCTTGGTTGGGGTTATCCTGGTTATAACTGAAAGTGCTGTGTATATTGCTGTTGCTATTGCTATGTAATCCATTATGCCTCACTTAGTTACTATTGCCCACGTTGCTACTGCTAAACTCAATACACCTGAGAATAAGATTGTAATTAGTAACTGCTGGTGCTTCTCTGTCATTGTGTTTAACATTGTCTGGTTCTGTGCTGGTATATCCTGAAGTACCTCGAATACCTTCTGGATGTCGTGCTCATTTCGTTCAACTTTAGAATCCAATTTCTCTATTTCCGTTAGCCTTTTACCGAATCCATTTAACTGTAGCCTAATCTCCTGTGTTTCCATACCCATTCTCTAACCCGTATCTTTCTGAAGTACCTTACAACTCCAGTTTACTCTTTTTCTTCAGTCACTACGTTATACTTTTTCCCTTCAGGGGTAGTAATAACTGACTCTTTAACCTTACTGCCATAAACATTTACTACTTGATCCGCTGGCTTGGGGGCTGGCTTCTCTGCTGGTTTAGCTGGTTCCACTGTCACCTTAGCGTCTGCCCTGGTCTTTTCGTTATGGTCTTGGTTATTGGCTTCTTTGATTAAATCAACTTCCAGCTTGCTCTTGTTAATCTCCACATCTTTAGAACTGTTTAAATCAGCTATCAGCATTTCATTCTTAAGTTCCTGCTGTTTCAGTCTCAATTCACCCTCAATCTTGACCTTTTGTAACTGTATCTCTTGAGACTTAAGCTGTAATTCCTGCATGGCGTTCTGTTGCTTCTGGGCTTCTGCTGCTTGCTTATCGGCCTGAGCCTTATCGAGTGCTTCCTGTGTCTGCTGCATCTGCTGCTGCATTTGCTGTAATTGTTGCTGACACTGCTGTAATTGCTGTTGCATCATAGCCAGCTCATCATTTTCTCCCTCTTCAGGTTTGACTATTTTAGTCAGATTGTCATATTTTATGTCAATTAAAGCTTCAGCACGATCCGCTAATGCATCCTTACCATGCCAATCCTGTGCTCTGATAACCAAATCAGTTGCCCCTTCTTGTAAAAATGGGGATTTACTGTACATCTCCAACATCCCTGCTGCCTGCTCTTCTCTCTGGGTGTTCGTTGATGGCCCTGTGGAGACGGTTACTTGCCAGTTGGAATTAGGATTACCTAGCCCTATATCATCCTGACCATTCACCCCGATCATTTCTTCCTCATCATCCTCACCCATTATCGTTACCGTTCGGGCTGTGTCGTATATAATCGCTAAAGCTGAGTTAATCACTCTGCCTTCATGTGCTACTGCCATCTGCATATTATCATCAAAGTGCATGTTGGCACGTTCGGACTGCATTTCTCGCCTTTTTATAGCGATTCCGCTCGTTTCATTTGAACGAGCACCCACCGAGCTATCGTAAATCCCAGTCACGGCCTTGCAGTCATCTATTGCGGTTTGTCTCAGATTCTCTAATCCTGTTGGTACAGGGGAATAAGGAACTCTCTGTGGAGCGGGAGCCATCACGCCACCAACTGTTACAGGCTTGTATGTTAAATAGGCTTCATTTGAAATGTTAGTATTAGTAAACTCATCCTCATGCCCTTCTTCTTGGCCCTCTGCCATCATAAATGGCTGCATTGGCTGTTTTGCTAATAACTCCCCAATTAATGAGGTTGTGAAGTTATATAATCTGAGGGGCTGCTTTAAATCCCTTATTAATCCCTTACAACACCATCTATTCTTAACTACATCCTCTTTACCAATCACCGTTATAATTGGTATCTCTTTCCAAGGTAAATCTTCCTTCTTTAATATATCGCTTGTGGTAATCTCACACCACTTCCACTGAGGGTCTTTAACTTTACGCTTCTGGGTGATATTCAGGGTCTTTTTATCTGTGTCCTTTAATTCATCCTCAAACAGTATTCGTGTCTCACCTTCGATCTCAACCTCTATCAATGTCCTATCTACCTTATCACAGTAAAAGTATTCCGCTATTGTTACAGTATCCTTGCTTGTCCAGAACTCCTCACTAACCCCATTCCAAAACCCTGCTTCTGCATCTGGGTAATCTTCCTTAAAGGTTTCTCTTGGAATAGACTTAAGAATGAATCCATACTGGCAGTCAGAGTAATCAGGCCGCTCGCGGTGAATATCCATGAATACTGTTCGGGAATATTTGATTGGGTCTACTACTATTCTTTCAACAAAAGTACCCGGGACGTACTCAGTCCTAACACACCAATGACCTCGACCTTCATCTACTGAGTCATCAAACCCATGCTGTCTTGCCTGACTCGCCTTACTTTCATACTGAATAGCCCTGACTAATCCCTGCCTTCTGGTGGCTATCTTTTCCTGAGCACCCTCATCAGTTGGGGAAATCTTGATTGATGTCTTTATCTGCCGCTGGCCATTCTTCACATGGTCTGTAAATTGATTAGAACGCATCACCGTTATGAACGGTCTACCATCTGCCTCTCTGCTTGATACGTCATCTTGATCCCATTGAGCATTATCCTGACCTAAAGAGAAGGCTTTGTCATCCTCCATGTTGATTCTTTCGGAGCTTTCAAAATCTACTATTTCTTGGAATCGCTTCTTTGCCTGTTCTAGTATTTCTTCATCTTTTGGCATAAGCGCACCCTTCTGTGGTTGAGAATGTGCGCCTGTGTGGGGGGCGGTGTTAATTCACACGTTTTACAATATATATTTTTACTTAATAGGTAGGTAAAGTTTCTTTAAAGTGGCCAAACTATCACGTTTTCTGCGGCTAAGCCTTTTATCCTGCATAAGTTCCCCTTGCCCTTCTCAGCTTTGGTACTTTGTGACTCTTTGCCACTTGCTTAGCATAAGTCATGGCTAGGCTGTCACCCCAATCAGGGGATTCTAGGCCCCTTTTCTTCATATCTTCCTTACGTTCCAATTGCTGCCTGTTTGTGCTGTCGAATAAATACTCTGGGCCTATCAATTGCTCCATTAAGCAGTTATCCTTTGGAATATCAATCAACCCTTTCATTGCTTCTCTGAGATTATCCCACATTTCAACACGTTTATTGTGGTATTTAGCTGGATCGTCTGCCCTTCTGCCTCCATTTACCTCATATATCTTGTTTGGGTTGACTAATTGCTTGACCCTGTCCACCACTCCACCACCTACACCATCACCATCTATAAAACACAGCTCTGGTTCGTGTTCCTGGATTAAATGCACTATCCTTGAGGCTGTTTGCATGGTATCAACACCCCGCCAATGGATGAAATCAAGCACCTTTCTACCCTGTCTGATACAAACTACGTTCTCATCATCACCGAAACGGGCTATATCACAACCAAATACCACTGGAAAGCTCTCAAATGCTACTGCTTCATACTTCTGACAATCATCCACCACTTCCTTAGAAATGAACTGAAACGTACCAGATCGGGGTAACTGGCCCTTAACACGTATCCTTACAAAGTCTGAGTCATCCCCATAATCATCTATCCATTCCTGAATCTGCTTCTTATCGGTTATGCTCACCTCTCTGCTGTCTACTGAGTAGGTTGTCCATCTATGCTTGAACTTGCCCCAACACTCAGCAAATCGTCCGGTATTCTTTGTCATATTACCGAATACACACCAATAAGCCCCTTTTGTAGTCATTGCACCCTCTGATACTTCCCAGATGATTTCAGCAATGGCTGAGGCTTCATCGAAAATGTAGAGCACGTGCTTCTCATGGGTGCCTGCAAATGCCTCTGATCTGTTCTCAGTCCAGGGTATTGCGCTTGCAAACCAAGTATCAGGGTCATCCTTAAGGGCAAAGCGAGTGGCTGTATAATCAAACCAGTCCTTGTTTTTAGCCCTTTGGTGCCACTTTGATAGCTCTCTCCATGTCTTTGACTTCAATTGCTGTTCGGTGTTTGCTGTGGCTACTATGGCTGGTGTGGGGCGTGTGCTCATGAACCAAAGTATAATCCAGCTTGTTAGGGCTGTTTTGCCTACTCCATGTCCGCTACCAACTGCTATTCTTTGAGTACCTTGGCCTAATTGGGTTAGAACCTCAAGCTGCCAGCTTTCTATATTCTTAACGCCTAAGTTTTCAGTAACGAATTTAACTGGATCGCTGAAGTACCTTTCGACAAAGAATTGACCGTCAGTCATT